TGGGTTTTGATCTCGGCCTGCATGGTCGATACGATCTCGGGGATGCCACGGGCTTCGAGGATGCAATGGCTCACGCGCTCGCGGGGCAACTCGATGAAGGGATATTCGCCGTGCGTGTAGGGGGAGAGTTCTTCCTTGGCGAAGATGTCCACATTCGGATGCATGACGCGGCACATGACTTTTGTCGCTCCGGTCTTCTCGTCAGTCTCCTTGCTGTAAACATGCCAAATCTCGATGAGGTCGCGGTGGTCTTGCCAGAGGATGCTATCGCGGCGGTTGTGGTTCTGCTGCGAATAGACGGGCCACAGGCTTGCGCCTTTGAATTGCTCCGCCTTCTCATAAAATTCCTCGGGGTAGCCTTCGGTAAGTGTGCGCTCTTCGAGCTCCTCGCAAGTCACCATTTCGCGGCGGGCGATCCATGGGGCGCGTTGGAGGTCGTAGGTGGCGGTGGGGAAGATGATGTCGTTGAATGGCTCGAGCGCCGTCCACTCGGGCTTGCTCTCAAAAATGTATGGCACCGAGTATTCCACCGTGCCGCCTTCGCGGAGCTTGCGGATATTGGCGGCGGTGCCGGTGCCGGGGGCATATTGCTCGGCAAGCTCGATGGCGACTTCCTCTTGGAGTGGATCGAGGATGGCCCCGATGAGCATGGCGAGGGGCGAGTTTGGGTCTCCTTGCTCTTGGGCCATGACGATGATGTCTTCGAGGCTGACGGACTTCTCCTCAATGCGGGTCGTGGTTTTCCAAAACACGCCCATGATGGCGAGGCCGTATGTGGCGCGGATGTTGAGGGCGAGCTCGAGCTCGCGCCGGAGGTCGGAGGAGCAGTGAGTGAAGAGCATCCACTTGAGCACGCTCTCGGCGGCCGTGCGCGACATGGCGTCGGTGGACTCCACCGGCATCATCTGCAAGCGGGCGGCGAAGGTGGAGGTGAGGCAAAGCTGGGTCTCGCGGTTGCAAACAAGGTCGGCAAGGCGGATGCGGGCATCTGATGCGCCTTCCCAGGGGAAAACATTTTTACCCAGGTTGCTGGCCCACTTGCGGCCATCCGAGGACTGGCCGTCCCACAGCGTCATGCGGGTGTCGTAGTTCCGGCTGCGGACTGCGGAGAACCAACTGCCATCGGTGGCGGCTTGGGTGAGCTCGCCGATCCAATACTTCGTGTCGCGTGAGGGCTCTTCGTCGTAGGACTTCATGCGAGGAAAGAGTTGCCAGAGGCCGCTTTTAATGCGGTTACGGCCAGCGCGTATGAAATGACCAGGGAAACAAGCCCCGCCGCAATGCGTGGACTGGCAAAAGTTGGGAAAATATCCATCATGCTGCTTTGAGGCCCGGCATGAGGAGCATGGTCTTGCCTGTGCCGCCGCAGCGCACGACGCACTGGGGGTAGTTCCGCTTGAACCATGGGATAAAGTCGGGGTCGTTCCAGCAACCGGGGAGTTGCCAGTTCCAGAAATGATAAATCTGCGGGTCGATGGAGAGAGTCAAAGCGCCTACGCCTTCGATGGCGCGGAGGTCTTGCTTGGCGTGATCGGCGGCGATGAGGTGCTGGCGGGCGTCGGCTTGCACAGCCTTGGAGTTCCACTGGGCGAGGAGCTCGTTCTTTACGCCCTCGGCCACTTCGCCGGGGATGTCGCTTAACGCTTCTTTGAGTATTTCCATGTTAAAAAAGGGGAGCCCCGAGGCCGGTAGCCTGACACATGCAATGACCAGGCTACCGGCAGGGCTGGGGGGCGGGATTACGCAGTGGCTGCGAATTTTCCAAGAACCTGCGGGTTGCTCACTGCTACGCCGAAGATGGCGTCGCAGAAGCCACGGCGGCCACCGCCACGGTCTTCGAGCTCTTCCATGCGGGGCTTGCGGTTGAAGCCGATGGAGAGGAGGTCCATGTCGAGCACATAACCACGGGCGGCCGAGACGGCTGCTGCCGCGCCGTGCGCGAGGTAGGTGGACACATGCAGTGACAGGATGCCGAAGTCGCCTTCGTAGATGTCAATCGTGTTCGTGATTTTCTTCTCCGAGACGTTGGAGTTGAAGGTGCGCACGCTGGACATGACATTCGTCGATCCGCTCTGGGTGCGGATGAAGTTTGTGAACGCACGCTTGAGCGCGACGCCGCAAACGAGGTCGTAGTTCCGGCGAGCGCGGCGCACGCCGTAGATGGACTGAAGAACGTCGATGACGTTGTTCTCGGTGAGAGAAGTCGTGACGGTGCTGTTGATGGAAGCGGCCGGAGTGAGGAACGCTGTTGGAACGGCAGTGGCCGTATCGGTCTGCGCTGTGGATTTGATCCACTCGCCGACGCCACGGGTCTTGTAGGGGGCTGCGCCGGATTGCACCTGGCTGTCGTTGTCCGAGCCCATGATGGCCTCAATGTCGATCTTCAGCTCAACGAGGGCCTTGGCGGCGCTTTTGTTGAATGCTTGCTTGCGGCCTACGCCTGCGAGGTCGGCGACATTCTCAACGAGGTCGTCCACTTGGAACGCCCGGCGCACCTTCTGGATGCGGCCGCTGAGGAGAACGCGGTTGGCGTGTTGGTCATCGAAGCTCGAGACATCCGCGTCGGCAAGGACGCCTGCTGTCTGCGGGTCGTTGTAGCGGTCGGCCGGCCACTGAAAAAGAACATTTTGAGGCTCCTTTGCCTTCTTGCACATTGAAAACAAGGGGGTGTCGCCGGGTTCGATGAGGACCATTGCGTCGGAAAGATCTTCGCGTTGGCCTTTGACTGTAGTGATGGGGGTTGCTGCCATAATAGTGTTTTGGGGGTGTTAAGTTTTTTGGGTTGGTTAGTTGAAAAGTGAGGCGACGAAGTTTTCGGCGGCATCACGGTTTCCAGATTTTTTAAGCGCTTCGAGCGGGTCGGATTGAGATTTGGTTTTGGGTGCGGCTGAGGGACTGACAACCTTGGGGGCCATGGCGGGCTTGGCTGCTGCGGTGGCGGCAGGTTTGGCCTTGGCTGTAGCGGCTTTCTTTTGAATGGCCTCGGCTTGCTGGAAGCGGAGGGCTTGGCCGCGTATGGCGTCGCCGATGACGAGTTCAAGGTTCGGCAGCTTGGCGATGCCGGGATACGCTTGCAGCGTAGCCATCATCATCTGCCGGGCTTGGGATTCTTCCTGGAACAACTCGGGGTAAACCTGCCGGGCTTCGTGCTGGAAATTCTCGCGCTGGGCGAGGTAGTTGCGGCGGGCGGGCTCGGCCTTGAGAATCTGGCGGGCGAGGCGTAGGCGTTCTTGAAGTTCGGACTTCGTGAACTTGCGCGTGCTGCCGTTTCCCACATCCACTTCCACTTCTCCGCCTTCGTAGTCCGCCTTCGCAATGAGATCGGGCACATTGTCGAGCACGGTATTCGCTGCGGCGAGGCGGCTTTCGAGCGCCTCGGGAGTGGTGACATCCGCCAATGGGTCGGCGGCATCTTGCACCACGATAGGCTGGGCTCGGGTAAGCGCATCCTTGGCGGCGGCGAGTTCGGCTTGCAGGCTGGTGGCTTGCTCCTCGGCGCTTTTGGCGCGGGCGGTGAGCTTGTCCACTCGCTTGGCGAGCTTCTTGACGGCGGGCGCTTCGGCAGACTCGGGGTCTTCCTCGGCGGGCTCCTCGTCGGCGTCTTCCTCGGCGGGGTCTTCGGGTTGTTCAGAATCTTCCGTGGAGTCGTCGGCATCCGTTTCCGGCGCGGCGGTTTCCTCGGGCTGATCCTCGGGGGTTATGTCAGTGGTGGTCTCATCCGCGTCTGTTTCCGGTGTGGCCTCTGCGGCTTCCGGTGTCTCATCGATAGTCGGGAGTGTGATTCCCAAAGTTTCGATAACGTCGCCGATGCTTAGTGCTGTATCTTCCATGGTTTGTTTTGCGTCCAAGTCGCGGGTATGTGTCAGAACTGAGGCTGCGTGCGCGCCCGACATTTTCACGGACTCGCGGCGAGCAGTTCAGCACTCGCTTTGAGTCGGAATCTGCCTGCCGATTTTTCAGAAGGGAATAGGCTGCTGGCGTAACGGGCGCTAACGGGACTAAATGGGCGCTAACGGGTGCTAAAAAGATTGCACTACGGAGGACACAGAGAGCACGGAGGGAGGGAATTATTTCTTGGACTCGAATGCCTCGGCGCGTGTGCGCTCGATCTCTTCGCGCAAGGTGCGAAGGGCTTCCAAGCCGCCTGCGCTGTGGGCCAGCAGGCCGGGGTTCTGCGCCGTTTGCGGCATGCAGGTAATCTCAGCGGCATCTTCGATGGCGTCTGTTATTTTTGCCATGACCGTGCGGAACCAGAGTTCCTCGGGCGGCACACACCAAGCGGCTTGCAGGTCTTCGGTGCTCATCAAAAGGGAATGTCAGGAGACTCGGAGAGAGGCACGGCGACTGGCTCTGCGGCGGGAGCGGCCTCGGTTTTCTTCGCTTCAAAGTAGAGCTTGAAATACTTCTCACCGCTATCACGGCTCTCGTTCACATACGCGCTAATCCAGTAAGGAACGCCATCGATGGTGCAGGAGCCTTTGTGTGTAGGCTGGGTTTCCTTTTCCTTTTTCTTGTTGCGGGAGAGTGACCCCACAAAGTCGGTGCGTTTCTCGCTCATGCCAGTTTTTCCAGATCAGCGGCACGATACCAGGCGCGGCAGCCACGCTTGCGAAGTGGCCGCAGGATGCCTGCATCGATGAGTTTGGTGACTTGCTTTGCGCTGACCCCCAGGCGGGCCATGACATCGCGGCGGCGGAGAAGTTTCATGCGACTTTTATTATAGGGGGCGGGTGTCAATAGCAGCCTCCTGGGCGGGCTCGCAGCATGGCGGGGTCTTCGTAGCCTACGCCGGAGAGCGTGATGTAGCGGCAGATGTCGATCCAATCTTTCGTCGCACCGCGTTTGCCGTCGGCACCGGTCCATGTTTTGAGCGCGTAGATGAGGTTTTTGCAGCGCTCGGAGATGTAGAGGCGCGGCGAGTTGAGGGCATCGACGGGAGCGTCTTCGTTGTAGGCGAGCCAATCGTTGATGAGCGTGACGCCTTCCACAATGGCCTGCCCGCTGGTGGCGCGGAAGTCGAGGCCGATGCGGTCGCTGCATTGCTCGATGAGGGTTCGCACGCCTTCCTGCGTCATCGTCGGCGTGTTGCCGTAGCGACTATCCATCCAACGCTCGGCGGGCTCGGCGGAGTCGGCTTTCTCGGCGGCCTCGATGATTCGCTTGTAATCCTCGAAGCCAAAACCGGCACAGGCTTTTTGCGCGGGACCTGGGCGGCCGTCTTGCAGCTTGCCATCCGCCTCGGCCCACGCGCCGGGATAGCCTACGCCCTCGATGTATTCGATCTGGTCTGGCCACTCGCGGTAAATCCAGCACCGGCCATCCGGCGTGTAGCGAATCCACAGCATCGCCCATGTCTTCCCCTCGCCTGGATCGACAAAGTGAAAGACCGTGCCATCCCCCGGCACCTTCTCGGCAGGCACCACATGCACGCCTTCGCGGAATTTTGGGAACATCGACATCCTCGCCTTGGTCGGCACGCCGTAGGCTCGCATGAGGATGCGCTCGCGGTTGCTGCCGCGCAGCTCGGTTTCCATGGCCTCAGGGTTGCCGTAGGGATTGTCGGAGGTGTGGAAATAAACGACACGGGCTTTCTCGCGGGTGCATTGCTGGATGCGCGGCACTTGCTCCAGGCCGATCAAGTTGCCATCGCGGTAGCGCGGCAGGAGCGGGGCATCGACTTCCTCAAGCGTCTTTGCGCCGTCGAGGTATTCTTTGACCGTCGTTGTGTAGCCTTCAATCGGCGTAAAGCCGATGCCCAGCTCGCCGTCTCGCGTAAGTAGCCTAAAACGAAGAGCTTCCAGCCAGTCAGGGGTTACTAATTCGTCTGCCCATACGAAGTCCAATTCCGAGCCTTCTATGGAGGTGACATCCATGGAGTAAAATTTGAACCAACACTGCGAGCCATTCGGCAGCACCAGCGAGTTTTCGGTGAAGCCGCCTTTCTGCGAGTAGGTGATGTTTGCCACGCTGCCTTTTTTGAGTTTGCCACTTCCGGCCGGCCGCCATTCCTGCGGCAGATACTCCCAGATGTAGGGTTGCTGGCTCTGGATCGATGCCGCCTCGGTGCTTTGCAGGCACCACACCTTTGCGCCGGGTTTGTTGACGAGGTGTTGCATGGCACGCCGCGCATAGTAGCGCGACTTGCCCGAGCGGTTGCCGCCGAGGATGAGAAGCTCCGTGACGCCTTTGGGAAAAACCGCACGCAACTCCGCGAACGCCGCATCCGCCCGCGCCCAAGCGGGATTCTCCCACCCGTAGCGCCAAGGGTCTTCGACCATGCGGGCAATCTGCTCCTCGCGCTCGCGGTGGATGGCGAGCAACTGCGCCTCGGTTGCTCCCAGGCGTTGCCCCCGATATTGCACGACAAAGGTGCCGTCCGGGCGGCGGCCTTCGATGACGATCTCTGGAATGACTGGGCTTTTGGTTTGAGGAATCATGATTTAACCACGGAGGGCACGGAGGACACGGAGGGGGAAGCGACTTCTTTGAATGAAACTTCAAACAAAACCCTGTCTTTGTTCAGATAATAGAGGGCTTGCTTGTCGGAGTTCCAAAGGAGTTGGTTTGCTTTGGGTATGTGCATTTGTTTGAAAAACGCCTCTCCAG